ATCGGCCTGCCCTCAATTCGATCCAGCCGCCCTGTTCGAACACATATGTATGGCAAAAGTCGCAGCGCGGCTCTGAGTGGACGACCGGCGCGCGGGCTGGATCAAAACAGTTGAGTGCGTCAGCGTGAACCTGTCGGATCTCGCGGGCAGCGAGGATGTCGTCAGGTGTCCAGCACGCCAGCGCTGGCAGCATGTGCGAAGGATACCCGTCGAAATGACAGTACACATGGGCCCACTTGTCGGGTCCGGTCTGGATGGCGATCTGCGCGCGGGTACTCATGGCCGTCCCCCTCAGATAAGCTTCAGATCAGCCAGCACCGCGCTGGCGGCAGCAAGCTGGGTGGTCGGCAGCTCGATCTTGAGATGCGAGAACACGTCCGAGGCTTCGGCCACGATCCCCTCTTCTCGCAGCGCGGCCTCGATGGCCTCGGCGACAGCGTTTGGGCGCGAGCCGTCGAAATGTGCGGGAAGCGTTGCGTGGTCGATGCGGATGGTGGTGGTGGCGGTCATGGTCTTATCCTTTCAGGATTGGGGTTTTGGCAGCAGCGCCTGCGCGGCGTCCGGCTTCAAAGGCGTCTTCCAGTGCATCTCGGATCGCCCAGACCGCGACATCGTGGAAATCGAGACGGTCGCGGTTGCGGGTCTCCAGCGTTTCAATGAAGAACCGGTGTTGGGCGATCCCAAGCATCAAGGCATCGCGGACGTCTTCGGGTGTAGGGGTGGTCTTGCGCTTGGCCATAATCAGTCCTCCCAGCGGCGTTCTGGCGGGGTACGATGCACCCGCTTCTTGACACCATGCATCGCTCTATCGCGGAGTGTAATCAACTCAAATAATTTACTTTTCCTGTTTATATACAATATGTTGAGGATCATCACAGCGCCATGGAAGGTATGTCAGAACGCGCCTATGCCGACCATTCCAAGCTCTCGCGCGGAGCCGTGCAAAAAGCTCGTAAAACCGGGCGACTGGTTCTGTTTGCAGACGGGTCGATCAATGCAGCCGCTTCAAGTGCGCGGCGCGGGGCGATGACCGATCCCGACCAACAGATGCGCGCACGGGGTGGATTTGGTGGGGGTGGTGGAAGCAACGCAGACACCGGCAGCATCTCTGGCCCGGGCGACAGCACGTCCTATCTAAAAGCGCGCACGGCCCTAACGGTCTACCAAGCGCAGGAGCGCCAGCTGTCGCTCCAAAAGAAAAAGGGGACGCTGGTCGACCGCGCCCGGGCAGAGGCGCTGGTGTTTCGCCTGGCCCGCCAAGAGCGCGACGTCTGGGTCACCTGGCCCACCCGCGTGGCAGCCCTGATGGCTGCGCAATTGTCCGCAGAGATGGAGAAGGCGCAGGGCACACCCGTGACGATCAAAACTGCGATCCTACAAAGGGTGCTGGAAACCCATGTCCGAGAGCAGCTTACCGCCCTCGCAGACCTCAGGGTCTCGCTTGCATGAGGGTGATCATGATCACAGCCTGAACGACGGCGACCTAACCGAGGGGCTCGACCTTGGCTTTGATGGCGCTGAGGACATACTGCGCATCTGGCGGCGCGGGATCCGGCCTGATCCGGATCTGACAGTCTCGGAATGGGCAGATGCGCATCGCAAACTGTCGTCCCGCGCCAGTGCTGAACCCGGGCAATACCGCACGGCGCGCACGCCCTATCTGCGCGAGATCATGGACGCGCTGTCGCCCCGCCACCCGGCGCAGCGGATCACCTTCATGAAGGCCGCACAGGTTGGGGCCACCGAGGCGGGTAATAACTGGATTGGCTTTGTTATTCACCACGCGCCAGGCCCGATGCTGGCGGTGCTGCCCACGCTGGAGATGGCAAAACGTACATCGCGGGGTCGGATTGATCCGCTGATCGAGGACAGCCCGGCGCTTCGGGAAAAGGTGAGCCCGGCCCGCTCGCGGGACGCGGGCAATTCGATGCTGTCAAAGGAATTCCCCGGCGGCATTCTGGTGTTAACCGGGGCAAACTCAGCCACCGGTCTGCGCTCGATGCCCGCGCGTTATGTGTTTCTGGACGAGGTTGACGCCTATCCGGCCTCCGCAGACGAGGAAGGCGATCCGGTCACGCTGGCCGAGGCTCGCACTACGACCTTTGCGCATCGCCGCAAGGTGTTCATGGTCTCGACCCCGACGATCCGAGGGCTTAGCCGGATTGAGCGCGAGTTTGAGGCCTCTGATCAGCAGCGGTATTTTGTGCCCTGCCCACATTGCGGTCACCGGCAATGGCTGCAGTTCGAGCGGCTGCGCTGGGACAAGGGGCAGCCGGAAACAGCCATGTATCACTGCGCGGGCTGCGAGAAGCCAATCGCCGAGCATCACAAGACCGAAATGCTCGCACGCGGTGAGTGGCGCGCCACGGCTGTGTCTGCCAACCCAAACGCGATCGGGTTCCACCTCTCGGCGCTTTATTCGCCAATTGGCTGGAAAAGCTGGGAGCAGATCGCACGTGACTGGCTGGCGGCCCAAGGCTCGGACGAAATGCTGCGCGCGGCGCGCAACACGCTGCTGGGCGAAACGTGGGTCGAGAGTGGCGATGCACCAGAATGGCAGCGCCTCGCGGATCGGCGCGAGACGTTCGTGGCGCAGATCCCAGCGCGGGGACTGTTTCTGACCGCGGGAGCGGACGTGCAAAAGGACCGCATCGAGGTCGATGTTTGGGCCTGGGGTCGTGGGCTGGAAAGCTGGCTTGTCGATCACATCGTGATCCCCGGCGGGCCAGATGATCCCGCGTGCTGGGACAAACTGACGGCACTTTTGGGCCAAACATGGGTGCATGAACACGGCGCTGTCATGCCCCTGGCGAAGCTGGCCATCGACACAGGGTATGAGACGGCTGCCGTCTACGCATGGTCTCGCAAGCAGGGCATTGCGCAAGTGGCCCCTGTCAAGGGCTTGGAAGGCTTCAACCGAACAACGCCGGTCTCGGGGCCAACCTTCGTTGATGCAACCGTGAACGGGCGCAAGTTAAAGCGCGGCGCGCGGCTCTGGACGGTGGCTACGGCAACCTTCAAGGCGGAGACCTATCGCTATCTGCGGCTGGAGCGGCCGAGCGATGAAGACTGGGCCAGTGGCGAGTCAAATCCAGCGGGCACGATCCACCTGCCGGACTGGGCTGACAGCGAATGGCTGAAACAGCTCGTCGCCGAGCAACTGGTCACGATCCGCAACAAGCGGGGCTACGCGCGCCAGGAATGGCAAAAGATGCGCGAGCGCAATGAGGCGCTCGATACCCGCGTCTATGCCCGCGCCGCCGCCTGGATCCTTGGCGCCGACCGCTTCGATGAACGGATGTGGCGGCAGCTCGAGAAACAGGCCGGGGTTGAGACGATCACGGCGGCCGCCAAAGCCGACACTGACACACCGTCCGAGCCTCAAGCCGGAAGGATTGCCGCCCCCCGCAAGCGCGGTTGGCGGGTAAGCACGCCAAAATACATGGAATGACCTATGACCCTCGATGATCTCAAATCCCGCCACAGCGCGTTGCTGGCGGCGCGGTACAGCGGCACGCGCTCTGTGAGCTACGATGGCAAGACCCTGACCTATGGCACAGATGCTGAATTGGCGGCTGCCGTCTTCGATATCGAACGGCGCATCGCAAAGGCCGAGCGCGGCGCTGGGCGGATCTCTCGCCCCCATGCCGTAAAGGACCTGTGATGAACTGGCGGCAGCGCCTCGGAGCTTTTGTCGGTGGCTTTGATGCAGGCCAGCACCATCGCCGTCTGCGCGGGTTCCAAGCGACGCGCGCCCATGTGAATGCGCTGATTGCGGCGTCAGGACCTGATATCACCGCGCGTGCCCGCTGGCTGGTGCGCAACAACGGCTACGCGGCCAATGCCGTTGAAAGCTGGGCCGCAAATACCGTGGGCGACGGGATTAAACCTATCTCACAAATTGCAGACGCGGCGCGCAAGGAAGAGCTGCAGCGTCTTTGGCTGGCTTGGACAGATGAAGCAGACAGCGAAGGTCTGACCGATTTCTACGGATTGCAGCGCCGTGCGGCGCGTGAGGTGTTTCTGGCCGGTGAGGTCTTCTTCCGGATCAGGCCACGGCGCAGCAGCGACGGATTGTCGGTGCCCTTGCAGCTGCAGATGCTGCCAGCCGAAATGTTGCCGCTGCATCAGACGGGACCCGCGGGCAATGGCGATGTCATCCGTCAGGGGATTGAGTTCGATCGGGTCGGACGCCGCGTGGCCTATCACTTCCTCCGACGTCATCCCGGCGACAGCACCGATCCGGGGCTGGCTGGAGAAATGGTCCGCGTGCCCGCCTCAGAGGTAATCCATGTCATCGACCCGGTGGAGGCAGGACAGCTGCGCGGGGTCTCAAAGCTGGCACCGGCCATCGTGAAGCTGTTTTTGCTTGATCAATACGACGATGCCGAGCTCGACCGCAAAAAGGTCGCCGCAATGTATGCGATGTTCGTGACATCACCCGCCCCGGAAAACCCACTGTTGCCCGCTGAGGATGATGACACGCTGGGCGGGTTTGAGATCAGCCCTGGCCAAGTCGTGCGTCTAGATCCGGGCGAGGACGTGACCGTGGGCCAGCCTGCGGATTCAGGGGCGACCTACGAGCCGTTCCAATACCGCACGCTGCTACAGGTCGCCTCAGCGCTGGGCATTCCTTATCCTTATCTGACAAACGACATGGTGAAAGGTAACTTTTCGAACTCGCGCCTTGCACTTATCGAATTTCGGCGCCGCGTTTCAGCTTGGCAGCATTCGGTGATGGTCTACCAGCTATGCCGTCCCGTCTATGCGCGCTGGATGGATGCCGCCGTAATGTCCGGCGCACTGGACCTTCCCGGCTATGAGGCCGACCGGT